TGGAATGGGTATTTTCAAGCTGGTCGGAGCCTGGTTCGAGGATTTAATCCTTGAGTGGGCCCGATGCTCGGAGGCGGATCTCCACCTGGATTACCAGATTTCCGTCTTCTTGAGCGAAAGTAACGTGTGCTCGGGTGTGGACCCGATGCACATGCGTTCGGTATTCATCGACGTCGACTACGTGCCAATGCCACCGGTCAAGGGTCATACCCACGGCCAATCGGCAGCGACACGTAGTTCTGCTTCGTTACTCATCGATAACATCGGTGCTGTAGCTGGGCGACGCGTGGTGTATTACCAGGGGTCAAAAGCGGACGAACGGAACGATCGCGTGATCTCGCGTAGCCATTTCTGGGCCAAGGACCAGTATGTCAAGCCTCGGGCCTTTGCACCGGAGGGTGGTGACCTAGTCGCCATGGTTGACGTCGACTACTATGTCGACATGCCAACCTTCCTTGCGAAGAACCATCGGGCCATGTTGTTGTACACTTTCCAACCATCGCGCGTAGCGCGTGAAGACGGCGAGTACAAGTACACATTTGACGGGGACGACAATGTTGTCTATACGGTCTCGGGCGGCGGTGCATACCGCCACCCGGTCTGGAATTACGCGGGAGATGTCGTGACGGTCTACCGTAAGGCCTTTGGGTGCATCCCGTATTCGTACAGCACCTTCGCTCTTGAGCGTCGGCAGCTCGACGACGACCATCAGCTAATCCTGCTGACACCGTTGTCCAAGCATTACTGGTTTAGCGCGTTCATCGCGCAACGCCAGCTTGCGGGCAACCAGTTGGAGCGGCTCAAGGTCAATGTCGGCAATGGATTTACACGGATGACTGTGAACTCCGCAGAGGGGCTCATTGTCCACACTGGGCGCGCCGGCGCCTATTCGACGTCCGCTACGGCGGCGTCGGTGGACGATGCTTTTGCCTCCGTTGCGCGGGGGAGCAAGGTAGGACTTACTATCCCTACGATGAAGGGAAAGAACGTCCGGGAAGGCGTAGAATTGCTCTACGAGTACCACACCCATGCGCTCAAGCGTGGGGGCGTGGTCCCTGGTAGCCTTGTCTCAACAGCCGCTGTGCGATCCTATCAGCACGTGCGCACGATGGATGAGTACGACCCGGAAGCAAAACCTTCGATGGTGGCATTTATGCAACCATTAGTTGACGGCGCATTCGCTCCCGCGATGACCGCTGCCAACGAAAGACGCAGCATCGACGCGCGCGTTTTGAAGGTTAAAGACTGCACGCAGCCAACTGCGTTCGTGACGAGAACAATTCGGGAGTTTGCAGGCTTGTTTAAGGCAGGCGTGGCGGAACCGCTACACCCGGTGGGTGAAGATGAGATTCGCGCGCGCCAGCCCAAACCGAGCCAGCAGCGTATCCTGGATGCGGCTGAGACTGAGGAGGCCAACGAAGTGACCAAAACGTTCATGAAACGCGAGTGTTACCAGACGGCCTCAGACCCACGCAACATTTCGACAATCAACGGGGTGCACAAGCGGAACTATTCCGCTTACATGTACGCCTTCGCTGATGCGTTGAAGCAATTCGACTGGTACGCCTTCGGGAAAACGCCGGTTGAGATCGCTACACGCGTGTCGCAGGTTGCGGAGGGATGTCAGGCCCATGTGATTGAAACGGACTTTAGTCGGATGGATGGACGGGTCGGGCCGGTGGCCCGGCTGTTGGAGCAAGTGGTGGCGGCGGAGGTTTTCCCGAGCCAATACCACAGCGAGTTGTACGAGCTTATGCGGAGTCAGCAAAACTTGAAGGGGCGCGGCCGCTTCGGAACGACCTACGATACGGGCACTTCACGTGCCTCGGGGAGTCCGGAGACGAGTTGCTTTAACACTCTCTTGAATGCTTACACCGCGTACCTGAGCTGGCGCATGAGCGTTGACGTGTCTACGGGCGCGTTCCACACTCCTGCTGCCGCTTGGGGTCGGCTTGGCATCTACGCAGGCGACGACGGCCTAACCGCCGACATCGACCCGGATGTTTACGTGCGAGCTGCCACGGCGGTCGGCCAACGGCTGACTAGTGAGGTGAAGGCGAAGGGTGAGACTGGGATCAAGTTCCTAGCCAGACAGTACGGGCCCGCTGTTTGGTTTGGTTGCAACAACTCTGTTTGCGACTTTTCTCGCTCAATGTCGAAATTTCATGCGACCGTGACTATGCCCGATAACGTGAGACCTGAGGCAAAGCTCATGGACAAGGCCTACGCGATGTGGTTGACAGACCGCAATTCGTTCGTGTACGGCAAGTTCCTTGACGGCGTGGTGAGCCACAAGCCCAAAGAGTTCAAGTTTCGTAACTTGGCAGGGCAGTGGCGCATCACTGAGGACGACACCCAGCAGTATCCCAACGCGGATGAGCCCTGGGTGGAAGAGTTGTTCCGCAAGCAGCTCCCCGAGTTCAACGTCGACAAGTTCGTCGAGTGGATTGAGGGGTGCAAGTGCGTTGAGGACTTTATGGATCCCCCCCGTTTTATGGAGCGCGTCCCACTTGAAGCGAAGAGCCTTGTGGTTGAAGGTGACGAGGTATGCAGCCCACCCCCCAAACCCGAGGGGGAAGATGATGATAGGGCCACAATACCGGTTCAAATCCCGGTAGTGGATAAGCAACCTGGGGAAGCTACTACCCAGGACGCTAAGGAGAAGCCAGGCAAAGGCAAGCCGTTTCGTGCGCGCAAGCCCAAGTCTGAGCGCCCCAGCCGACAAGAAGCAACGGGAGGTAAAACTTTCGTGACGACCAAAGGGAAGGCCGTCAAAATCGTTGGCAAGTCCAACAAGGTGAAGGAGAGCGGTTAGTCGTGAACCCCACCCGCGTCAGCGAAAGAATTTGAG